CATACCTGCCGTGTTATCGGCTGCCTCGGGGTAAAAACCTATGATTTTGCTTGTACCGCCGCCACCTACTCTTAAACCACTTGAAGTGCTATACTTTAGAATACTATTAGCTAAAAAGTCAAGTGTAGCCGTCGTTGCAGTACCGCCTATTGTGGCAACTTCTGTTGCGCCAACGTTAAAAAAGTGTGCCATTCCTTCTGTTGCTGTATAATACATTGCTCCGGTGGTAGTAGAATTTATCTTTGCTTGCGTTGTTGCGCTATTAGGCTTCATGCCTAATGTGATAGTTCCACCAATGCCAGCAAGTGCGCCGTCCCTCACTGTTATAGGTTTATTAAATGTGTTCGTTCCTGTAAAGTTGTTATCCCCTGCGGCAGTAACATCACCGCCACCGCTTGCCTCAATGGTAATATCTTGCGTGCCGTCGAAAGCCACACCATTTATTGTGCGGGCAGTTTCTAGTTTCGTAGCGGTATTTGCATTACCTAACCACTTCGCAACGCCATCCTTTGTTATTCGTGCAAATGTATGGGTATTATACGACAAGAGTGCTGCTTCACTTGCGTTAATAGTTATGGATGTAGCCGCAGTATCGCCAACTTTGAAATAGTGTCCAGTGTTTTCTGTAGCAATATAGTTTAACGCCCCTGTTGTGCTAGATATAATATTCGCTTGTAATGTTGCTGTACTGGGTTTTACGCCAAAAACAATTTGTCCTTGACTACCTGCCGCTGTACCGTTTGATACTGCAATGTTTGCTCTGAAAGTATTTAAAGCTGTAAAGGTATTGGCTGAATTTAATTGAGCGTATCCACTTAAATCATGGTTGCCGCCTAGAGTATCCCATTGTGCGCCGTCCCATGCTACATTGTCCCCCGCTTTAATACCGTGGTCAGGGTCTGCCGTTTCAACGTTCCACACGTCGCCTACTTTCTGCCCTGTAGTCGGTAAATCGGCGTAGGTAGCAACGCTGCCTTTATATTGATATACCGTTGTTAATCCGAGTTGTTCCGCGGTTACTTTGTGCGGGTTATTGAAGTCAGCTTCATGTGTAGCAAGGTTATTCGCCACCGTAGTTATTTTTTTGGTTAAGTCTGTTGTAGTTCCGTCAATATCTGCTTTTGTAGCCAGCTTATACCACTCTGACCAGCTGCTAACGGTAGCCGGGTCACTGTTTTCTACAATTTGCCCGAAACGGTTATAAATCGCTCCGGTCGTTTTGCTCACCCATAGCTGTTTACATACGCTGTCATTATAATCGTTATCAACGTTTAAAAAGCCCGGGTTTGTTTCGGGCGCGTTAGGATTATTAGAAGCTTGTAAATACCAGCGATGAATATCAACTAATGTGTTTACATCTGTCGCATTTGTCAAATTGTTATAGTAGTTTAATACGCTTAACTGCTCAATTTTTGTCAATGCGTCCTCTGCTTTTGTTAACGCATTTGTAGCGTCATTAGCTGCGCTGTTAGCGGCTTTTTGTGCAGCGTCGGCAGTATTTTGCGCAGCGTCGGCGGCTTTTTGCGCTGCGTCAGCGGCTTTTTGCGCTGCGTCAGCGGCTTTTTGCGCTGCGTCAGCGGCTTTAGCGGCAGCTGTTCCGACGCTTAAAGCATTGTTTGCAATATTCAATGCAGTATCAGCGGTTTGTTGCGCTGTTTGAGCCGCGGCAAGTGCATTATTCGCCGTTTCTAATGCTGCTAAAGCTATGTTATAAGCCTGTTGTGCTATTTTTAACGCTTCATCTGCGACTTGTTCCGTTGCATATGCTACGTTGCCTATATCGTTAATAGCGTCCTCTGTTTGTTGCTGAAAATATAACCCGGGCAGTGCGCCCTCTAACGGCAGATATTTGAATTTGTAGTATTCTCTGTTTAATATTTTGTTATTTATGTCATCTAATAACCTAGCATTTCTTATACGGGTTGAGTTGACTATATTGTTAATATCCATTTTTTCACCCCTTTGTTAATCGCTTATTAATGGTAGCCAGCGCACATACTCCGCGCCACTCACTAAATAGTTAGCACCTTTTGGTACTGGAAAAGATATTGAACAGTTTCCTTGTCCGTATTTACTTCTACCTGCGGTATACATTACTTCTAAACCGTTTATATAGCCAGTAATCCCAGTATTCGAATAACTTTTTGCAGTTATAATTCCGTCTGTTGTAGCAGTGCCACTTGATGAAATACTTGAATAACTGCCGAAATGTGTTGCCACAGGTTTGGGTATCTCTCCAATGGATATGTCTATCTTATCTTGTACTTGTTCAGGTGTGATACCGCCTATATATGGCAAAAGCTCTTGCCAGTATGTTGTATCAATGCCCGGAGTTTTTAGCCCTGCCGCCGTATCTACGCCATTAGCAAGAATGCACATATAAAGCTTGTTGTTGTGATTTACTAGGCAGTTTGCAGAATACTGTAAAGTCGTCTTGTAAGTCATTAAACCGCCGCTTTGCTGCCAGTAGGCAAAAGCAGATAACATATAAAGAATACCGTTAAAGTCCGCCCGTGTCGGGGCTATGCCTCCTGCCTTAATTGGGACTTGCGTTATAGCAGGGAAGCCGTTCGTCTGTGACGCTAATCCCGTTGTTTCGTTATTCGTTGCCGGAATGATGTTTTTTGTCCCTTCGTTTGCAAAGGGTCTTTCAAATAAATACAATGGTTCTTGAACTACTGGTATAGCCATTTTAACACTTCCTTTTTTCTTTATTCTATAGATTGGGGTACGGGTCAAAGACGCCATTATTGAATGGTTGAAGCAGGCTGCCGTTAAAACCAAACGTATTATCGGTATCAATCATTACCAGCGACCAGCCTACGCCTGCGCCTACTATTAAATTCGCGCCTATCCTAAATACGGCAAGCTGAACATCTGTTAAATACATTGTGAATACGAAGCGAACGTGCATGGGATAGTTATTGTAAAACGTCCCGTCCTCTCTTTGCTTTTCGTCGATAACGTTGAATACAACGCCGCCCAGCTCCGGGAAAAGCTTGTTCAGCATATAGTTAAGCGTTGCAAGGCTTGCGTCGGTGATGTTAGCTAACGCTTTATAGTAAAGCAGTGAGCGGTATTCATCATCTTCTAACGTGAATTTTTTCCCGTTAATAGGGTCTGTTATCGTTCTGCCAATAACAAGGATTTCGCCCCATGTATCAAGCCCGACGCCATTAGCCGTCGCTATATTAAATATGTTGTCATAAAAAACTAGCATATCTTTACTAGGGTCGATATTCGCGCGAAAATCATCTAAAATCTGATAAATAGTTGTGCTGCTACCGTATTGACTTTGGATATACGGTTGTAGTTCAACACGTATATTGTCGCACTCGCGCACATCTTCTTGCCCCCTAAAGTCCATATTTAAGCCCCCTTAATCTAGTACAGTAATCGTGATATTGCTTTCGCTCATTACTGGTATCTGATTAGCTGGAATATCAACGCTATCAGTCCATTCTGACCCGCTAGGGTATGATATCTCAATATTTTCAAGGTTATCTACACCGACGTCAACTATATCGGCGTAGAAGCGGCTTGCGTAAATCGTCTGTGCCATTTTCGCGCGTCCGTATTTATTTAATTCGCCGTTGAAGTTTTGAAGAACAACTTTTTTAATTTGTTCTTCGTAATTGGTCGGAAGCGTCGAAGTTTTCCTTATCTTTACAGACAGCGCGAATGTTGTTGTTGTCGGTATCTCAATGTAGTAAACGAATTCATTGCCTTTTTCATCTACATAAGTGATTTTTGTGTTTCCCGAAATTCCACAGCCGCCGTCAATTTTTTCGTGAATCGTTTTGGCTATACTCTCTATGTTCCCGCCATATACACTACAGTAAATGCTATGCGGGGGCAGTGTGATGCCGTAAAGCACTTTGTCCGTGTCACCGCGGTTTTCTAAAACCGATACGGCTACTACGTCGGAAAGGTTAGCTAGTGCGCCCTCAACCGCCGACGCTATGCCGTGGGCGTTCTGTGCTACGCTGGCACGTCTGCGCTGCTCAAATTCTGCCTGCGTTTCGCTGTTTCGTCCGGTGACGCCTGCGGCTAGATTTGTTATGCTGTCCCAGCCGGGAACAACGGTAACTATCTTCGTAAGCTGCCCTACGCCTATTTCAATCGCCCCACGCTGGCTACAGCGGAAAATAGCTGTAGCTGTTCCGTCCTCTCCTATGGTCGTTACTGTGACGTTCGTATATGTGTATCCCTTTTGGTCTTGGACTATAGCTCCATAGGGTATAACTGTACCGTATGCGCCTTTGATGTTGCCCGTAACAAGGGTTGCTATGGCTATATGGCGTTCAATGAAGTAAATGCCTGCTAGTGCGTCCTGCCATATTCCAAGCGCGGTTTTTGGATTGAACATATTCGCAAGATAAAGAATCTCACTATCTTTCCTGTTAATCAATACAGCCTGTCCGTCAATGAGCTGCCCCGCTGGTGTTTCGGGGGCTGTGTCAAGCAATGGCTTATCGGGGTCTGTCGCAAACGCTTTTTGCCATTGAGTTACAAGGTTAGCCCGTATCGCCGCCGTTCCGCTTGATATAAGCCCCGTATCCGGGTTGAATGTTATCATTGTTAATCCCCCTTAATCGTTTAATCTAAATGGATTGATATGAAAAGCAATCATAGATTGCCCCGCAGTCCCCTTAAATTTCCAGCCTAAATAAATTCGCAGATAAAACCATTTGCAATATTTTTTTGTGTAAAATATGCTCCATGTTTTATTTAAAAATATTCGATTATCGTTAACGACAGCGATATAGCATTTGTCGTTTTCAGCATAGTTATAGTCAACGTATGTTTTTACCTTATCAGCTAATACATAACGCCCGCAAACCTCATAAGAAAAGCCATAAGCAGTATTTCTGTAAAGCCAAACATTTCGGCAAATATAACGCTGAATTTTTTCCCATATAGTAAAATTCGGGTCTAATATCTCTACGTATCCCGGCTTCATGGCGTATTTATTTTTGAATTCAGGGGTGTATTTATAATGCTTGTCAAAGTCATATCTAAACAGCTTTGGAACGCCGCTGTTAATTGTATGCGGTATGTCGATACAATTATCGTAAGTCTGCCACCAGCGCAGAGGATATGGAAGTTCTCCGTGTTCGTTTGAGAATAATATTACAACTGGATTAGTTACATAGCATATCAGCGTAAATATGATATCTAATATTAGATAAAAAATGTAAGTCATGTTTTCGCTCCTTAAAAATCAATTTGAACGTTTTCGCTTTCCAATACTGTCGCTTGCACTTCACCGCCCATGACACGCCCGCTTTCATCAAATGTTAAGTCAACTTCTGCTCCTGTTACTCCGTTCACATTCAGAACGGTTTCACGTATGCGAGTTCGCAGGATAGGGGCGGCAATCGCAGGGGCTTTGCCCAGCTCGATTTCAAAATGTGGAATCCCGCGCGTTTGTGCTAAATAAGCGTCGTTTTTGAACAGCCTGACTGCGTTCGCCGCATTCTGTGCTATAGCATATGCGCCGGATACTAACGCTATCTGTCCGCTTGCGTCACTAAATATATCCCACTTGTCATTAAGGTATAGCGTACGCCCTATATCGCCGGGCGTAAAATACGGGTTCATTTCAATTCCATATTTACCTGTGACGTAAATAGGTTCTTGGATATTGGGCGGCTTTGGCGGTTTCGGTTTATCTTTAGCTTTAACTTCAATCTGATACGTATTATCAATATCTATTGAGCCTGTAAGTGGTTCAAACGTGTATATCTGCGTTATAGGTTGTAAGTTAACTCCCACAACGCGCATTGTTTCACCTTTGATATAGCTGCTTTCATCAGATTTAGACGTAACATAACCTTTTATAGTCGGATATGCTTCGTCTGCTCTGTTTTGCGCTGCTGACGAAAAATCCGCTTCGTTTGGGCTGGACGTAACAAACGCTTTTAATTCAACAACTTCTGCCATGTTTACACCCCCTAACTTTTTCTAAAATAACTGGTTTCTTGT